AATAAGATTGTTGGTTTCATTCGTTTTGGTTCACCTACTATTAACTCTAAACCTCGTAATGAATTTCTAGGCAAACCTTTAAACACATTAGATAAAGAAGTAATGAAAAGATTTAATGATTCAGCAATCATGGGTTTCAATATCATACCAACACAACCATTTGGTTTCAATTATCTAGGTGGTAAACTACTCGCAGGTATTTGTAATTCACATCTCGCCAGAGAAACACTTAACAAGAAATACAATACAGAGTTCTGTATGTTTGAAACTACATCATTATATGGCACATCTAAATCATCATCTATGTATGATGGTATGAAACCATTCTTAAGATTTATAGGACTAACTGATTCAGATTTTGTTCCGTCAATCAATGATGATAAGTATGCACATTTAAAAGATTGGTTTGAGAATAAGAACAATGGAGTGCCACTTGTCCATGAAGATGCATCAAGTAGAAAGTTGAAGACACAAGGTAAGATGATTTCTATTATAAGAAATTCATTAGATAAACACCATAGTGAAATGTTAAGAACATTCAAACAATGTTTCATTGATGCAAAGAATCTTACAGAACGCAAGAGACAATACTTAGGAACATATGGGTTCAAAAATGTTAAAGAGTATTTGAATCTAGAGACTGATACATTAGAAAAGAATATCAACTATGATAGATTTGAATATGATAGTATCATTACATGGTGGAAGAAACACGCAAGCAAAAGATTTGAGAATTTAAAAAGAGATGGTAGATTAAGAACCGAACTGGAAGTTTGGTCAAACAATAAGGAGATTGATATAATAAGATGAGGATAGGATTTACATGTGGAGCATTTGACTTATTACACGCAGGTCATGTAGTAATGTTAAAAGAAGCGAGAGAGAATTGCGAACATTTAATTGTTGGATTGCAAACAGACCCAAGTATAGATAGACAAGAAAAGAATCAACCAGTGCAATCAGTATACGAAAGATTCACTCAACTCAGTGCAATTAAGTATGTCGATGAAGTCATACCATATGATACAGAAGCGAGTCTGATAGATTTACTAGAATCAACACCAATCAATGTAAGATTTATAGGTGAAGATTACATAGACAAAACTTTTACAGGAGATTACTTGCCTATAGAAGTTTATTATACTAATAGAAAACACTCCTTCTCATCGAGTGGTTTAAGAAAAAGGGTGACTCAATCATGAATATAACCATAGCAAGACTTCGTTCATTTGTAAAATACAATGGACCTTTAGAGACAGTATTAGATAGTTTCTTTGAGAACTATGTAAGATGGATGAGGGCAAATCCTCAACACAACTACGATACTTATAATGTATCATTTGAAAATGTAAGACCAAAGAGAACGCCTGAGACTATTGATTGGGCAGATGTAATTGTTATACCAAGTGATAGTGAGTTTAGATATCATGGTGAACTACAGATGAATCCAAAAGACTTAGCGAAGTCTAATGAACATATGGATGTAATCAGACCTTTCTTTGAAGGTAAAGATATCATAATGTTCTGTAGCGATAGGGCAGATACAGAAGAGTTATATAGAGAAGAAGTATTAAAGGGTATCAATATAAAATCATTCACTACTATCGATGAAGTCGATTTTAGTGGCAACATACATGGCATGAAGTATCACTTCATAAACACCTTAAAAAACCCCTTGGCGGAAATGATTGGGTCAACTAAGACTCACGACTTTGGATATTGGGGCCGTATGAAACACGGTCACGATAGAGAAAAGACCATTCGTCAAATTTATCGAAGTGAACTTTCATGCCAGCTTATAGGTGGGATGCCATCTGGTGTAGAACGAGAGTCAAAATGGATTAAAGATTGGAAGAAACTCTATCCTTTATTAGAAGGTTGTAGAGGAACATTATGTTTTAATTGGTTAGATGAGACTGCAACCACATCTAGATATCCAGAGGCACTTGCAATAGGTATTCTTCCATTTGTTTGGAGAAATTATGACTGCAACAACTCATATAGAATAGATAAGTGGCAGAGAGTATATACATTTGAAGAGTTCTTAGAGAAGTCATTACAATTAAGAGATGAGTCATTCAGAAAGGAGAAGATGGAACTCGCAAGAAAGAACTATGCAGAAGTCCACCTTACAGAAGATGAATACTATGCCGAGTTTGAGAGGAGAATGAACGATGCTTTTTAAAGAAGTCTACATGGTAGTTGAGAACCCACATGAAGAAGATGCAGGTATAGAACTTATATCTGGTGAATGGGAAGGTTTAGTATATCAATATGGTGATGTTCAGTTTGTAGATGGCGAACCACAAATGAACTTCAAAAGAACTATAAGAAGACTTCCAAAAGATGTAGAAGTGTCAGAAGAAGCGATTGAGGATTTACTAAATAATAGTGAACTCAATCAGTTAATGGGTGACATTCTAGTAGAGTTAATACAAGAACAAATAAAAAGAGAGGAAAAAGCAAATGGCAAGAGTAAATCATAGATTCGGAAAAGATGTAGACGGAGACGGAGTAATTTCAGGCTCAGAGATGTTTATATTTAATTGCGAAGAAGACGAAGTTGAAGAACTTAAAGCTGAAAAGGAATCAGAAGGATATGTTTGGGTTGAGGAAGTAACCGACATGCCTGAACCAACTGAGGACTTATCTGAAAGTGAATAAAGAAGTCTTAAAAGAACAGATTAAAAGACACGAAGGAGAAGTCCTTGAAGTCTATGAAGACTCGCTAGGGTATTTAACTCTAGGGGTAGGTCATCTAATTAGAGAAGATGACGCTGAATATGGTGAACCAGATGGAACACCTGTTTCACAAGAGGTCGTAGATAGATACTACGATGCAGACTTTGACAAACATGTAGATGAAACACTTCATGTTTGTGGAGCACACGACATAGATTTTGATAATCTACCTGAGAACATTCAACATGTATTAGTCAATATGTGTTTCAATCTTGGTGCAAATAGATTATCGAAGTTCAGAAACATGCTCAAGGCATGTTCTAATTCAGATTGGAAAGAAATGGCCGCCCAAATGGAAGACTCTAAATGGTTTGGGCAAGTAGGTAGAAGAAGTGTTGAACTTCAAGACATGGTGTTAGATGCCTAAAGTCAAATGCATCAGATTAGATACTGGTGAAGTATTAATAGGGTTCGTTAAGAAGAAACTTAATGGCGATTATATAATATCTGATGCACAAGTATGTTTAATAGAGGCAACAGAAGGACAAATGGAAGTCAAAATGGCACCGTGGATTCCTTTTGCCAAAGAATACATATTTACAATCAATAAGAATCTTATACAAACAGTCTTCGAGGCCAAGCCTCAACTTGAAACTAATTTCAAAGTTGCGACAGGCAACACTCATGGAGTGAGAGGACAAATCAGGAAATAAATTATGAAAGATATGATGGATATCATCCTAAACGCCCAAATAAAACAGGCAGAGGCGATGATTTTGAAACACAAAGTAAACATAGAAGTTCTAACTAAGAACGCATCTGGAGTCGCAGAACATCCAGATATCATGGACACAGTAGAGAAAGAATTATCTCAAATTGCACATTGGCAAGATATTATAGATGCCACTAGTCAACTTGACTTTCACCAGAAAAAGACCCTTGTAGAATAGACTAGTCCATAGTATAATAGATATATGGATTTTTACACAAATGTATGCAGGTCTCGTGACAAAATACTCGCAATAGGATATAAGAACGGAAAGAAACAAAAACTTTCTGTATCATATAGACCTAATCATTTCATACCATCCAAAAAAGGTTCATCGCCTTACAAGGCGCTCGATGGTAGACCATTAGAAGTTGTTAATCTCAACTCAATGGCAGGCGCCAAGAAATTCAAAGACAAGTATCAGAACATAGATGGTTTCGAAGTTCATGGTTATGATAGATACATCTATACTTACATATCTGATAAGTTTCCAGGCAAAATAGAATTCGACCCAAGACAAATAAAGATTGCCACACTTGATATTGAGTGTGAATCAGAGAATGGTTTTCCTGAACCATCACAGGCAATCGAAAAAGTAAACGCAATTTCAATTAAACCTTTCGGTAAATCTACTGTTGTATTTGGTATTGGTCCATGGGAGACAGAATCAGATGCAGTCTATGTGAACTGTAAAAATGAGAAAGAACTGTTGATGAACTTCATGAAGTATTGGAGACAAGAATGGTTTGATATCATTACAGGTTGGAATGTAGATGCATTTGATATGACTTACCTTTGTAATCGTTATGATAGATTGTTTGGTGAAGATACACATAAGAAATTATCACCATGGGGTCAGGCATCTCAGAGAGAGTTTCTACAAAATGGTTATCAGAAGACTCAGATATTTGATTTGAGTGGTGTTAATGTTGTTGACTATATGGAACTATACAAGAGGTCTACATTCACCAACCAAGAATCATATAAGTTAGATTACATTGCACACTTTGAATTGGGTAAACAGAAATTAGATTACTCAGAGTATGGTTCATTACATACACTTTATAAGAATAACTATGCAAAGTATCTAGAATATAATGTTCGTGATGTTGTTCTCGTAGAAGAATTAGAAGACAAATTAGGTTTCTTAGACTTGACTCAGGCAATGGCGTATGATGCCAAGTGTAATTACATTGACACATTTGGTATGGTTAAGTATTGGGAAACAATCATATACAACTTCTTAAAAGAACAAGGTGTTCAGACACCACCTCAGAAACGAAATGAGAACAAGACTAATCAGATTGCAGGTGCGTATGTTAAAGAACCAATAACTGGTGGACACAATTGGGTAATGTCATTTGACTTAAACTCACTTTATCCTCATTTGATTATGCAGTGGAACATTTCGCCAGAGAAAATGATAAAGGGCAACAAACAAGATGTCACTGTAGAAACTATGTTAGATATGAAGAGTGACTTGTCTGTATGTAAGAAGATGAATACAACAGTTGCACCTAATGGTGTTATGTTCTCTAGAGATAAACAAGGGTTCTTTCCTGAGATTATGGAAGTCATGTATGATGAGCGTAAGGCATGGAAGAAAAAGATGATTGAGTATCAGATAGAGAAAGAGAAAACAACTGATGCAAAAAGAATCAGAGAACTTGATACACTTATTAAAAGGGCATACAACAATCAACAGGTTAGAAAGATTGCATTGAACTCAGCGTATGGTTCTATGGCGAATCAGTGGTTCGCCTTCTTTGACCCAAATCTTGCAGAGGCAATTACTTATTCTGGTCAGTTAGTTATTAAATGGTCAGAGAAGATAGTCAATCAATATCTAAACAAGATACTCAAAACAGATAACGAAGATTATGTTATTGCAATGGACACTGATTCGATTTATCTCACAATGGATAAATTTGTTAATACAGTTATGCCAGATGAGACAGATAAGAATAAAATTATTGATTTCTTATCTAAGGCAGAGTCTAAGATAGAAGATGTTTTAGATGAGGGGTTTGAAGAACTCGCCAGTTATGTAAACGCATTTCAACAGAAGATGGAAATGGGTAGAGAAGTTATTGCAGATAAGGGTATATGGACTGCAAAGAAAAGATACATTCTTAATGTATATGATAACGAGGGTGTTAGATTAGAGAAACCAAAACTCAAACTCATGGGTATTGAGACTGCAAAGTCGTCTACACCATTGTGGGTTAGAAGAAGATTAGAGAAGGCAATTAAACTTGTGATGACTGGCACAGAACAAGAATTATGGGACTTCGTAGAGACATCAAGAAAAGAGTTTAGAGAATTACCGCCAGAAGATGTTGCGTTTCCTAGAGGGTGTAGAGGTCTAGTTCAATACGCAGACACTACAAACATATACTCAAAAGGAACACCAATACATGTTAGAGGTTCATTATTATTTAATCATAGACTTAAAGAGATGAATCTTACTAAGAGATATGAACCTATTCTAAATGGCGAGAAGATACACTTTACATATCTCACTATGCCCAATCCTATTAATGAGAATGTGATATCATTCACCAACTCATTACCAAAAGAATTCGATTTACATAGATTTGTAGACTATGATATGCAATTTGATAAGTCGTTTGTCGAACCACTCAAGAACATTGTTCAATTAATTAATTGGAATGTCGAACCTACTGCAAGTTTGGATACATTCTTTGCATAAATAAAAGGTATGGCATATAGTAGCAAGGTTGTTGAACGATTCGAATCTGTTCTAAACAATCCAGATAAACATTCAGTCGGTAGATTTGACCCTAAGGCGCCAGATGTAGCGACAGGCATGACAGGTGCGCCTGCATGTGGTGATGTTATGAAACTACAATTGAAACTAGATGAAGACGAAAGAATCATCGATGTTAAATTTAAAACATATGGATGTGGAAGTGCAATTGCATCATCTACATTGTTTGTTGATATGCTGAAAGGTAAAACTATAGAAGAAGCAAAACAAGTTAAAGATAAAGAAATCGCAGAAGAACTTGAATTGCCTCCAATCAAATTGCATTGTTCTGTTCTTGCAGAAGATAGCATACAGAGAGCAATACAAGATTGGGAAGATAAAAAGGAGCATAGGCAGCACAATCATGTATAGATATAAAGTAGATATAGTTAAAGTCGTGGACGGAGACACAGTAGATGTAGATATAGACCTAGGATTTGGAATGGTTTATAAAAAACAGAGAGTTAGGATGTTGGGTATAGATACACCTGAATCCAGAACTCGTGATTTAGTTGAAAAGAAATTTGGTAAGGCGTCTAAGGCACATCTTGTAAAAATTTTAGAACAAGGTAATGTCGAATTAGTTTCTCATGATAAAGGAAAGTTTGGAAGAATACTAGGTGATTTATTCATCGGTGCTTCAACATTCTCAGTCAATCAACAAATGATTGATGAACATCACGCAGTCCCTTATACAGGAGAGAACAAGGAATTAGTCGAGGCACAACACATGGCTAATAGAGAAATACTTATAGAGAATGGTACAGTGGAGTTGGAGAATGGAACCTCATAATATGATGATAACTCTTATGGATGTATTTTACATCTTAATGATTATCACAATCTTTGGGTTTATTGTTCATCTTGAAACTCAGATGAAATTGATTCTTGAGATGATGAAACAGAGGTGGACATATGAGACACTTGAAGATGAGTTCGAAACAAAATCTAAATTTGAAAAGTCACTAGACAAACTTGACCAAAGCTAGTATACTGGTAACAGTATAAAATTTATTATATTATGGAGAAGTGAAATATGTCATTCATTAAAGACTTAGTGAAAGCATCAGGAAATGAATACGCAGGTATCGTTTCTGATGGTATTGCAGCTGGAGATGTTGACTCATTCGTAGACAGTGGGTCGTTTGTCTTCAATGCATTATTAAGTGGCTCGCTATTCGGTGGGTTACCAAAAAACAAAATTACTGCAATCGCAGGAGAATCAGCAACAGGAAAAACATTCTTTGCATTAGGAATGGTAAAACAATTCTTAGAAGACAATCCTGAAGCTGCTGTAATTTACTTTGAATCAGAATCAGCACTCAGCAAAGATATGATTGAGGAAAGAGGAATCGATTCAAATAGGATTGTTATTGTGCCTGTAATAACAGTTCAACAATTCAGAAATCAGGCAATTAATATTCTCGATAGATATCTAGAGACACCAGAGGACGATAGACCTCCAATGATGTTCTGTTTAGATAGTCTTGGTATGTTATCAACTACAAAAGAAATCGAAGATACTGCTGAAGGAAAGGAAACTAAAGACATGACTCGTGCCCAAATTACAAAGGGTGCATTTAGAGTATTAACTCTTAAACTTGGTCGTGCTGGTGTTCCTATGATAGTCACGAACCACACATACGATGTGATTGGTTCTATGTTCCCACAAAAAGAAATGGGTGGTGGTAGTGGACTTAAGTATGCCGCTAGTTCAATCATTTATCTTTCTAAAAGAAAAGAGAAAGAGGGAACAGAAATCGTAGGAAACATTATTCATTGTAAGAACGCAAAGTCAAGACTTACTGTTGAGAACAGAATGGTCGATGTCAGATTGACATATGATAAAGGACTAGATAGATATTATGGTCTACTAGACCTTGCACTTGCAAGTGGAGTTTTTGAGAAAGCTTCAACCAGAGTCAAACTACCAAATGGTAAAACAGAATTTGGTAAAACGATTAACAATAATCCAGAGAAATACTTCACTGATGAAGTAATGGAAAGATTAGAAAAAGTAGCTAACCAGTATTTTAAATATGGAAATAACGAGAATAGAACAGACGATACTCAAGAATCTGATTCAGAGTGAAGAGTTTTCACGGAAAGTAATTCCTTTCCTAAAACCTGAGTATTTTGCCGATTCATCTGAGCAATTGGTATACAAAGAGATAACACATTATTTCGAAAAGTATACTAAGAGTCCAACACTTGAAGCACTTCTCATAAACCTTGACAATAATTCATCTGAGTCAGAGAATATTGTTAAAGGGTCTAAAGAGTTGTTGGGCTCGATGCCTAAAGATGATACACCGTTAGAATGGCTTGTCGATGAGACAGAATCTTGGTGCAAAGATAGAGCAATCTATATTGCAGTTATGGATTCTATTGAAGTCTTAGATAAGAAGTCTCAAAGGTCGACCGGCGAAATACCAGAGTTATTAAAGGATGCCCTTTCCGTGTCTTTTGACCAACACATTGGTCACGATGTATTAGAAGATGCAGAAGAGAGACATAATTTCTATACACATGAAGAAGAGAAATTACCATTTGATTTAGAATACTTTAATAAGATTACAAAGGGTGGTCTTCCTAATAAGACATTAAACATATGTCTCGCAGGAACAGGTGTTGGTAAATCATTATTCATGTGTCACATGGCATCAAGTGCCTTAATGCAGAACAAGAATGTATTGTATATTACACTTGAGATGGCAGAAGAAAGAATTGCAGAGAGAATAGATGCAAACATTATGAATGTTCCTATGAAAGAGTTGCCAGATATATCTAAGAAAGATTATGGTAAGAAGATTGAAAGACTTAAGAACAAGACAAAGGGTAAACTTATTGTGAAAGAATACCCAACTGCAGCTGCCCACGCAGGACATTTTAGACATCTATTACAAGAATTAGATATCAAGAAAGATTTTCAACCAGATGTAATCTTTATTGATTATCTAAACATATGTGCATCTCAGAGAATTAGACCAGGCGCTGGTGCAAACTCTTATACATTAGTTAAGAGTATTGCAGAAGAGTTGAGAGGTGTTGCAGTAGAATATGATGTGCCAATCATGAGTGCAACTCAGACTACAAGAAGTGGTTTCGGTTCTACAGATATTGGCTTAGAAGATACATCTGAATCATTTGGTTTACCGGCAACTGCTGACTTAATGTTTGCACTGATTACATCAGAAGAACTAGAAGAGTTAGACCAACTTGTCGTAAAACAATTGAAGAATAGGTATAATGACCCTACGATATTTAAACGATTTGTTATAGGTGTTGATAGGGCCAGAATGAAACTCTACGATGTAGAACAAGAGGCACAGGAAGAATTAGTTGATGGTGAACTATTAATTGATGATAGTATTCCTGTTGCTGATAGAGCGAGACCATCAAACAAGTTTAACGATTTTAAGGTATAATTATGGGAACAAGAGCAAGAGTAAAATTTAGTCATACAGGTGGCATTGCCGGAAGAAGAACAAGGGCGCTTGAAAGATTAAAGAATGTTAAAGAACCAACCAACAAACAACTCAAAGAGATTGAGACATTAGAAGAGAGGACTAGAACAACGACTAGTATTATATAATGCAAAGGGTTAGAATAGAAAATATAGGTGGAGAGATTATTAAAGATACTTCTCAATATCTATTAAAAGATAATCCTTTTGGTGAACACTTAACTCTTAGTAGCACAATGTTAAGGGCGAATGAATCAACAAATGGACATACACATGATGACCAAGAAGAAGTTTATTACTTCCATAAAGGTAAAGGTGAAATGCAAATTGATGATGAAAGATTTCCTGTAGAGGCAGGTGATATCGTTTGTATTAATATTGGAGAGTTTCATAAAGTTATCAACACAGGAGTTTTTGGTTTATATTTTATATGTGTATTTGAAGGAGGAAGAAACCACTAATGGAACCATTTGTTCAGAAACAATTTGACGAGTATCAGGCAAATAGAACTGAAAAGGAGATATTGCCTAAAGAAGAACTCAGAGAACTATTGATAAAAGATTTATCATTTGTTTCTAAAATGGGTGTGGCAGAATACACCTTATACCAGAAGTATCAAGAAATACATTTGAAATATCCATCACAAACAGTTCAGACTTTATATGGTGAAGAAACAAACTTTGTCAATGAAGACCATTTAAAACTAATTACAGAAACTAAGAATAACATATGGTTTCCAAAAGTCTTTGCAGACTTCGTTAATCTAGAACCAGAATTGATATACACTGATTCAGAGAAAGATAGACAGGCTGCTGGTTCTCTTACTGAGAGGTGGAATTGTTTAAGAACAATGACACACAGCCAGAAGAACTCATCTAACATTGGTAGAAATCTACATTACATTGTTAGAGATAAAGTCACAGGCAAGTATCTTGGTGTCATTTGTATCACAGGTGACTTCATTGACTTAACGCCTAGAGATAATTACATTGGTTGGGATAGAGAATACAAAACAAATAGTGGTAAACTAAACAACAGTGCGATTGGTTCAAGTATCTTACCAACACAACCATTAGGGTTTAATTATACAGGTGGTAAACTCATGGCATTGTTATGCACTGCCGATGTGATACAGAAACAGTGGGAAGAAAACTATGGTGATAAGTTAGTTGGCATGACTACTACATCATTGTATGGTAAATCTAAGACAGGTGGTCTATCACAATACGATAGACTCAAACATTGGAAGAAAATGGGTTATAGTCAAGGTTCATTATCATTTGAGATGACCAAAGAGACTGAAAGAAAGATGCTAGACTATGCAGAACACCATTTCAATGAGAGATATTTCTTATTGTATGTTGCAAAACGAGAGAGTGGTCAGACATTGAAGAGAGACCATAGAAATCGTATGAGACAATTTATGTATTCACAGTTAAAGATACCAAAAGATTTACAGAAGAGTGACCATCAAAGAGGTATCTACTATTCTACATTCTATGAAAACTCTAGAGAGTTTCTTAGAGGTGAGATAGAACAAGACCAATTGGTTAGAAATTCAAACGATGGTTCAGTAGAATCATTAACTCAGTTATGGAAAGAGAAATATGCCGCTAAGAGAATTACTAATCTTATGAAATCAGATAGGCAAAACTTAACTGAGACATTATTCTACGATGACATCATAGGTATGTCATGGGAAGAATGTAAAGAAAAATATTTAGGAGATGTAGGTAGATGATACCAATAACAGTGGTTGACGATTTTTTAGATGAACCACATCAACTTCTAGAGTTGGCCGATGCATTAGAATTCGCACCGGATCCAAATGGAATGTGGCCTGGTACCAGAAGTGAACAACTTCATTTAGTAAATGACATACTTTATGACAATCTTGTCACAAAAGTTATGAGTCTATTTCAAGCCTTACCTGATTTGGGTAGAAGTGAAACCTCATATGGGGCATCTGCTGCCGGATTAGTCGATTGCACTATGGCATTTCAAAAGATTCCTGCCAAGATGCATAGTGGTTGGGTTCATAGTGATAATGGTTTCGCAACAGGCATACTTTATTTGAATGAAAGTGACGGCACTTCAATCTATACTAGTAAGGAAGGTTCACTACTTGACCCATCTCATTTTGAAACAAAACAGAAATGTAATCGTCAAGGTTATATGACTGAGAGAGACATACAAGTTCAAATGGAGTTTAACGATTCGTTTGAAGAACATGTAAATGTTAAAGGTAAATTTAATAGACTATTGATAATGCCGAATTGTTATCATGGTGCAAACAGTTTTGAGGTTACTGATTCAAAAGACGAAGAGAGATTAACATTAGTTATGTTCTTTCATAGAATTGCAGGTGAACCTATGCCTATAGAAAGAATGAAAGCAGTGAGGATAGTATGACAATGAATATTCTGGACATGGTTCCAGTTAAAAAAAGGGGTGTCTTAATCGAAGGTCGAAAGATTAGAATCGATAGAGACATGTATAGAGAATTTACTGAGAAAGTATCTAAACTAGAGGTTCTTGGACATGAACTACCACATATAGTAGAACATGAAAAGGAAGAGGATATGTTCACAGTAGAACTTCTAGGTGAAGTAGACTTAGAAGAATTGGATAGTATTATCAGTGGTTTTGACGAATCCAACGAAGCGGATTAGGTAAATATATGGGGTGGTAGCTCAGTAGGGAGAGCGTCTGGTTTGCATCCAGAAGGTCGTGGGTTCGATTCCCTCTCACTCCACCATTGATAATAAAAATAAGGAGTATATATGAAAAATATATTAGGAGCATTAATACTAATGCTATCAACGAGTGCATTTGCAGACATGTCTGTTAATATGAACTATACTAACGACTACATTTGGAGAGGCGTGTCACAAGGTGACGGTAACGCACTTCAACTTGGAGTTGAATATGATAGGGACATACTTGCAGGAAATCTTGTAGTAGGTGCATGGACATCAGAAGTAGACTTTGATGGAACAGAGCGTGAGGCAAACTTTTACGCTGGGTTCTCAATGCCAGTAGTGGCAGACCATATTGAAGTTGGTTTTGGATATGTCGAAAGAAAATTTGACAATGAAGCATATGACCACGAAGAGGCATTTGCATCTATATCATTTCTAGATGTGGGATTAAGCATGATGTATGCAAAGACTCAAGCCGAATTCGGTGATGAGTTTGCACAAGCTCAATGGACTCTACCATGGGTAGACCAATGGGTTGATGTGAGCGTAATATATAATTATTTCGAAAAGAATGAAGACCAAGTATTATTTGGACTCTCAAAAGAGTTTGATAATGGTATGGGATTACACCTTTTAACAGGTGATGATTACATTACTGATGAGAATTTTACATCAGTGTCTTTATCTTATAATTATAAATTCTAATTTATTGTTAACCGGTGGGAGAGCTGCAGTCTCCCACCAACCTTTATTATGAATGAACTTAGAATAAGAAAGATTTTTCCAGAAGATGCAGAATACTGTTTCGAGACTCAACACGCCCAACATTTTCATGAGAGAGGTCTTTACTCTTATGATTCATGGAAATTCATATCTCAATTCCTTACTGATTCATGGGTGGCATCAGTAGATGACCAGGTTGTTGGTCATAACATCGGTATTATACAGAACTTAGAAGATTCATTAGTGCCACAAGAGTATCATAATTTACTCGCATACAACATTTTAGATAATTGTGTCCATCCTGATATGAGAATGTCTGGTGTATCAGGTGCTATAATGGACCATGTATCTGAATCATATCCATTGATTCATACAAAGATTCATGCAGATAACCAAGCTGCATACCACATACTAACCACTCGTAAATTCGTTGTTGTAAACGAAGTAAAAGACTATTATTTAGATGGTGGAAGTATGTTAGTTTTAGTCAGAGAGGGTTGACAATAGGCCATACTTTTTAGTAGGATGGACACATGATGAAAATAATTAAGAAACATGGGCTACTAGATACGGACTTTCTTGTCCCTATGGCAGCCTTTTTACTAATAATTATAGGGGACCTAGTATGAATAAAGCAGTAAAATTAACCACACAATACCTTGAGAACTATGGAGATTCTAAGAATCCTCATTACAAATACAAGGGTGGTGATTGCTACTTTGTTCCATTCACAACCGAGTCATTAGTCTTTGAGGAAGACGCTTACGGACCAGGTGAACACTCTTACTATGAGGCGCCAAATGTGTCTCAGGCGACAGTGGATGCGCTTGTAATGCAATATATGAACGCATACAATGGTTTGGAGTTCGCCTTCTCTTATATAACTAATTCTGAGGTAGTTTCAGAGTGGTCAATGGAACATGAAGTGGAAAACGCTGAAGATTGGGACAAACCTAAGGTGCTTACAGTCGCAGAACTTCTTAAGGGTATTAAGGAGACTGCGGAACTTAAAGAGAAACATCTAAATGAAAAAGTTGCTTAAATACACTCTTTATACCTTCTTATTCATTTTTATTTATTTGGGATTAATGACAATAGCAGTAATATGAAAACAATAATTTTTGATGTAGACGGAACAATCGCAGATTGCGACCACAGAAGACATTTTGTGGAGAACAACAACGATTGGAAGTCTTTTAAAGAACAAACAGTAAACGATACGCCTGTTCAATGGGTTTGCGATATTGCAAAGAGATTCATTGCACAAGGTGATGATGTTGCCTTCTTCTCAGCAAGAAACGAAACAGAGAGAGAAGTCACAGAGAGACAAATTTCAGAGTGGATTGGTGATGGTCACAAAGGACTTTTCCTTAGACCCAATGATTCATATGATCCTGATGAGGTATTCAAGTCTGAACTTGCTGATAAGTTTGAAGAAATTGGTGGTAAAATTGACCTCGTATTTGACGACAGAAACAAAGTTGTTGATATGTGGAGAGCAAGAGGAACCACTGTAGTTCAAGTAGCAGACGGCGACTTTTAATTCAAAATGCGATGGAAAACCACCTATACAATTAGGTGGTTTTTCTGTTATAATAAATAGTAATATGAAAAAATTGAGTTTAGATGATAGATTGAATAACATGGAACCTAAGGATACTCCTCTACTTTGGATAGGATATACATTATTATTGATTATGCTTTTGGTTCCTATGGGTTGTTCACACATTGAAGTGTTGCCTGGTCTTTGTTATACAGACAAAAATGGAACATTTTTATGTCCTGAACCAGAACCAGAAGATATCATGATTGACCCAATTAGAGATTTAGAAGAAGATGAATGTGAAATCTGGAGATATGTAGATGATCCAGATGCATACATGAACTGTATAATGATAGCGTAATGAACGATGAACGCAACAAAGAACCTGAAACCAGACGAAGTAATTAACATCATTTCTATGAAAGTTGCTCTTAAAAAGGACTTAAAAGAGTTTAGAAAGAATGGCGAGGACCGAAAAGCGGACCTTATTGCTCTAAAAATTGAACAATTAGAGACAAAATTACACTCCAGACCGCTCGCAAAAAACTAAATAGTCCATAGGAACAAAGGAGATTTCTATGGGACATTACGATGACGAGAAGGCAAGACTACTTCTTTTACAAGCTAAAAAACAAAAACAAAGCGATTTACTGAATCCTTCATTGGGTTCTGAGACTATTGTGATTAAAGAATCATCAGCTCATGGTGTTTATATCGATGATGGCCAAACTGATTCAATTACCGATGCCTCTGTAGTGCATACTTACACAGGAACAGGTGGTGCTAAGGCCGCTGTTGCAGACTGGAGAAGTAATAATTCATCAGTGACAAGTGGTAATATGTTTGATTTTTGGCAAGATATTGATGCGATGTCTACCGATGCAATTGCAGCTGATAGAACTGCATTTAACACCTCAGTGACAAATATAACTGCTGACCTTGCACACATACAGAAAATTATTGACAATGGTGGTTCAACTACTACTCAATTCGCAGCTGACGGAACAACATATGTTTCCGGCCTCGACTTATCATAACATATAAATACTAGTATTACACGAACCTTAAGAGAAAAGTGATACTAGAATATGGCAGTCAAGAACTTACATTTAGAACATTTAGAAGACGAAATTATCAACAATGGTATTGATGGTGGTCGTGCTGCTATAAACTTTCTTCGTTCTCTCAGAGATATGATGAAAGGCACCTCAAAGAAAGGTGTCAACATGACAGTCAAATGGGATGGTGCCCCAGCAATTTGGGCAGGAAAACATCCAGAAACAGGTCAATTCTTTGTTGCAAAGAAATCACTATTCACTAAAGACCAATTACACTACACATCTGAACAACAAATCAAAGATGCATCAGAACTATCTGGTGACTTAGAGAAGAAGTTCATAGAGTCATTCAAGTATCTATCTAAACTTTCATGGAATAAAATCTTACAAGGTGACTTGATGTTCACCGATGCAGATAAGGAAATGGAAGAGATAGATGGTGTGAACTATGTCACATTTCAACCAAACACAATCTTATATGCCGCTGATATCGAATCAGACTTAGGCGAAGCTATAGCCACCGCAAAATATGGTATAGTTTTTCACACCACCTATGAGGGTTCAACAATAGAAGACCTTGGTGCATCATTTGGTGCAGACATATCTACTTTAGGACATAGTAAAGATGTTTGGGTTGACGATGCATCGTATAAGAGTGTTGCAGGTAATTCAAAGATGACTGCAAAAGATACAGTCGTATTAACTAAGGCATTATCAGAAACAGGTAAATCATTTCATAAGATTAAGAAAGCTTCATTGACTAAGTTCATGAAAGTTCAAAAGGCAATACAATCTAAAGGTGCAGGTGCAACATACAAGACATACATGAACGCACAAATTAGAAAGGGTAAATTCAACCTAACTTATAACGATTACATAAAACACTTCGATGATTATTGGAGAGATAAAGTAGTTGGTAAAGTTAAAATGGAAAAGACAAAGAAAATGAAAGAAGAAATGGGTGTGCAACTAAGAAGAGAACTAGTTGGCCTAAAGGTGTTGATAACTGCATTAACAACATTTCAAACTAACATGGTAAATGCAAAAGATATAGTCATTAAAGGTTTAAATACTGTAAAGGGTATTGGAACATTCAAGAAGACTTCTACAGGTTTTGAAACAGTGAATCCAGAAGGATATGTCGCAATCGATGACTCAGGTAAGGCAGTTAAGTTAGTAGATAGAATGGAGTTCTCACTAAATAATTTCACAGTGGCGAAGAATTGGGACAAATGATGACAGTAGAACAAATATTAGTATTATGTGTAGTCATCTCAACAATATGGGCATTATCATGACACAACTAATTAGTGAATATATGGGACAAGATAAGAAGGCAATAGTCTTCAACGATAATGGTGTATGGGGTTGTAATTATTACATGGGTAATGAACTCGTAAAGACAGAATTGTATGAGGGTCATTCAGAATCATATGCCGAAGATGCCGCTGAGAACTATATTCAAGGTGTAAAACAACTATGAAAACATTAAAGAGATTTATATCAGAAGCCAAGAATAAACCGGCAGTGTTTTCTTTTGGTCGTTTCAATCCACCAACAACAGGACACGCAAAACTAGTAGATAGAATTTTTAGAATTGCTAAACAAGTCCAAGGTGATCCTATGGTGTTCACCTCACATTCAAATGATAAAAAGAATAACCCTTTAACACACAAACAAAAGGTTTGGTATCTCAGAAAGTTCTTTGGAAAAAAGGCAGGAATACCAGATGTTGCAGCCAGAACAATATTTGATATATGTGTTGCATTATATGACCAAGGATATAAAAAGATAGTTATGGTCGTTGGTTCAGATAGAGTTAGAGATTTTGATGCATTGATTAAGAAATATAATGGGTCATATGGAAGACATGGTCACTATAAATTTGATGACATACAGATAGTCAGTGCAGGAGAAAGAGACCCCGATTCAGATGATGTATCAGGTATGAGTGCAAGTAAAATGCGTGCTGCTGCTGAAAGAGGAGACTTCGATGCATTTAAGGGTGGTGCACCAGATAAGAAAGCCGCACCTAAACTATACAGAGATGTTCGTAAGGGTATGGGAATCATGGAAGGTAATCTACCTGAATACATGATAGAAGACTTGATACAAGAAGGTGTATACGATCCAGGTATCTTCAAGGCAGTGTTCTTAATGGGTGGTCCAGGTTCTGGTAAATCAACAGTCGTCAAACAATTGGCACTCAACGCATTGGGTTTAAAGACAGTCAATACAGATAAATCATTTGAAGCAGGTCTTAAGAAGGCAGGCCAAACATTAGATTTAAAAACTGTGCCCGCTGCTGTCAGAGACCCCATAAGAAAGAAATCTAAGAGAATGACTGCAAGAATTTTAGATAGATATTTAGAGGGTAGACTTGGTCTCATCTTCGATACAACTAGTGCTGATAAAGGGAAGATAAGGGCATATAAGAGACAATTAGACTTGTTAGGATATGACTGTAAAATGATTTATGTTTCTGCCTCATTAGATAATGCACAGAAAAGAAACGCTGAAAGGGCGAGAAAATTACCAGCTGAAATAGTTAAGAGTGATTGGGATAAATCAGAAAAGAACATTGTAGCAATGAAGAGTATCTTCAAGAAAGACTTTGCTCAGATAACAAATGACGATGATTTGTTGTCATTAGAGAAGAAAACAAACTCTTTATATGCAAAATTGATGACTTGGTCATCATCTTTCCCTACCTCAAAAGCTGCATTGCTCTGGAAACAGAGACAATTATTATCAAAGAAACATAAATAGTAATATGAAATCATTCAAAGAATACAGAATGAGTCCCAAAAATTCAGATTGGGAAGGTAGAGGTAAACTATCTAGAACAGTCAGAAAGGATTTCTGGAAGAGTTTTAAGAAACAAAAGAAAGAAGAATTGGGTCCAAACGCCGATGCAGGTGATTATGTAGATGATTTCAGAAAGTCAGATGCACCTCAGTTTAAGGGTAAATCAGACAAGAAGATACAGAAAATGGCTATTGCCGCTTACTTATCAAAGAAAGGTAAAAAATGAACGAACTTAAGACATTCGCAGAAATATTCGAAGATGAAATAGAGAACGAACTCATTAATGAAGTCGATTCTATTCAGACTCGTATGAAAAAACGAAGAGCAATGCGTAAGAACCGTGCTAAGATTGCATTTGCTAGAAAGAAAGCAGCTAAAAGAAAGATTTTAGACCCGAAGAAACTCATGAAGAGGGCCAGAAAACAGGCAAGAAATAAGATTGCTAAGAGAATACTTAAGGGTAAGAGTAAGGCAGATTTGGGTATGGGTCAAAAGAGAGCGTTAGAAAAGATACTTGATAAGAAGGCATCTAAGATATCTAAACTCGCTAAGAAGATGTTAAAAGTCGTTAGACAAAAGGAAATGATGAAAGGTAAGAAGAAACCCATAGAAAAGTCTAACAAGAACGCAGTACCAGTTAAAAAGAAGTAATTTCTACTAACTAAATATTACTGCACAAGGATAAGGAACATATAAATAACTATATCATGGATAAACAACAACAGACTTGGAAAGATAAATTAGAAGAAGTTAGAGGGTTTAATAAACCTACTCTTGCTGTCACCGAAGAAACTAAAGAACCAGTTCCAGTGGAGGAACAACACGAATTAGATGAAATCGAAGAGTTGCTTAAGAAGGAATTTGAAGAACAGACAGAGAGCCAAGAGGAGAATCTGGAGTCACTCGAAGAAAAAAGAGATAGACTACAGGCAGAACTCAACCAAGTAGAGGCAGAACTCGCTGAAGAAAATCAGTCAGTAGAAAAATCCATCGAAAAACTAACTGAACGCAACATGCTTGGTAGACTTGCCAAGTCACTAAGATTAAACGAACAAGGTAAACAGAAGATGTTTAACTACTTCGAAAATGGGGAAATCAAATGAGTATACAAGAGTTATCTCAAAAACTAATAGACGACATGAAAACAATTCTAGAAGGCGGAACTGTTGAAGTCGTTGAAGATAACACCAACGACAAATCAGACGATGGTGAAGGTCTAGATAAAGTTCAACCTAAGGCAGTCAAGAAAAAATTCAAAGACAGAAAAGACAAAGACATTGATAACGATGGCGATACTGATGACTCAGATGAATTCTTACACAAGAAAAGAAAGGCAATATCTAAGGCAGTAGCACAAGACGAAGAGACTGTTAAAGAAGAAGATGATGAAGAACTTCCTAAGAAAGATGATGATGAAGAAGAAGATGAAAAGAAACTTCTAAAAACTGGTAAAGGTGGTAAATACCTTAAGTATTCAAACCTACTTCTTAAGAAACAAAAAATGCCTAAAGGTGCAGACATGACTGCAATCAACAAAGAAATCAAAAAAGAAAGACAACATCTAGGTATAACAGAAGAAACTTTAGAAGACTTACTTATACATTACCTTCCAGAACAAGAGGACTAATAATGGAAACATTCAAAGAGATACAAGAAAAATTCAGTCAAAGTGTTGCATCAGGTAAAAACTTAGTAGATTTTGAAGTCTATTTAGATAAGGGAGATGCTGATAAATCTATAAAGGCAATTGAACTTCTATGTAAACAGAATGGATGGAAACATCAAAAAACAGTAGATGCAAAAAGATTTACTACAAAAGCAACAATAGATGTTTATTCTCATTGGCTTACTTGGGAAGATGATCCCAAAGATGAAAGAGCAATTAGATTAACTGTTGTTGCTAATCAGAAATCTAAAAATTATAAAGATGTAGATTTATCAC